TTAAACTTCATCAAATATTCGGTGTTTGGCAGAGTGGCGGTCTGGGTTGTGATGTCATAAAATGACCCGTAGTAACCAAGCGCGCCTTGAGCGCCTGTTGCACCTTGCGGACCTTGAGCGCCCGTTGCGCCCTGCGGACCTTGCGGACCTTGCGGACCTTGAGCGCCTGTTGCACCCGTGGCTCCTCCACTACCACTGCTCGTGGAATTGCAGCAACAAACCGCACGATTTGCTAAATACGAATTGTAGTTTGCATAAGACATTTTTTAATGGATTCCTATAAAAATGTCATATTTTAATTATGTGTATATGTGTTTGTTTTAGAAAAATGAAGGGAATCGTAATATGACAATGCCCGAACCGCCAGCTCCTCCGGCAAAGGCCGTGGATGATCCGCTGCCAATCGCTGCACCGCTGCCTCCATTGCCGGTTCCATTTGTTCCCGCCTGGCCAGCCGCTGCGGTGCCTTGCCCAGCTTGCCCTCCATTTCCACCACCGCCTCTAACCACATCCGTTCCAGTTGCATTGGATGACACGCCCGCGCCGCCGGTGCCGTTTGCGTCACCAACCGCACCTGCGCCACCACCACCACCACCACCGTTATTTACGCCTTTTCCTCCTGCATACCCTTGATTTGCTGTGCCAGTACCAGCACTATTATTACTGGAATTTGCACCACCGCCAGACCCGCCGCCTGTTGGATTTGATTTCGACCCACCACCGCGACCGCCACCGGACGCTGTTATGGATGAAAAAACAGAGTTGCTTCCTTGGGCCCCCGTATTATTTCCAGCAGAACCTCCTGCTCCGCCTGCTCCACCACCAGAAGCATTTCCATTTGCATGACCAGAAGCATCTGGATATGTTGCTCCACCTCCACCTCCATTTGAAGTAATACCGTTAAATATCGAATCACCACCAGTACCACCAAATGCGCTTGGTGTTCCTACTCCACCAGAACCACCACATAAACCAGTTTCTTGTGGTCCTCCACCTTTTCCACCTCCTGCTGATGTGATTGTAGTTATTAAAGGACTAGCGATTGAACTATCATTTCCAGGATAATTAGCACCAGCAGTAGGACTTCCAGCACCACCAGCTCCAACTGTAATTGTAAATGTTCCTCCAGAAGCAGCTATAGATAATTTTGATTCAGGAGAAGCTCCGCCACCAGAACCTCCACAATAAGATGTACGATATCCTCCTGCTCCACCGCCACCTCCCATATTTCCAGTTACACCACCACCGCCACCACCTGCTATTACTAAATAACTTATTTCATAAGGTGGTTTACCTTTACGTTGACCGTATCCTCCTGCAGATCCTCCACCTAATGAACTTATAATTGGCATCTTTCTAATATCCTCCTATTATGCAAACTGCGTTTGCGATGCTAATACTGTGAAAGTAGAAGAAGCTGTTTTAATAGCTGTTAATGTGTAAACGTCGTTTGATGTTACGTTTCCAGCTGTTGGTGCGCTTCCACCTTGCCATACTGGAGTTACTACTGAACCATCTACTTTAACTGTTGTATTATAATAAGTTACGTTGTTATTTTTATTAATGTAAGCAATTGTAATTGATTCACCATTATCCATTGAAGCATCTAGTGAATTAGAACCATCACCTCTTAAATTAATTGTAAAGTTTGCAGTTGCTGTAGCTGTACTTAGTACAACACCTTGAGTATTTGTATCAATGTTAATATCAGAATCAAATGAACCTACAGTAGTTACTTTTTCTGCAAGACCATTGATTTTACCATTACCATTTAATGTTACTCTTCCAATTCCTTTTGGTGTTAAATTTAAATCAATGTTTGTATCACTACCTGTAACAGAAACATTTGGAGCTCCAGTTGTTGCTGCGTTAGCAACTGTAATTTCATTTACAGCTGAAGCTGTTTTTGAAAACTTGATGTATTCATTATTTGAATCATCTTCAATTGCACCACCTGTATCAATTACAATATCATTACCATTTGTATCTAATACTGCTGATAATTGTGGAGCATAATCATTTGATAATTTTCCAACATTTGAATCTGCAACGTCTGTTCCATTAATGTATAAAACTTTTGCACCTTTATCTGTAGCAGAGAAAGTTACACCAGTTTGACCAGAAACTTTTACAGTTACAGTGAAAGCACCTGACGTGCTGTTTTTAATAATGTAAACTTTATTTGTTACTGTTGATGGAATAGTCACATCGACGTTTCCAGTAATTGTTCCAGTTAATTCTATAACTGCATTTTTACCATTTGAAGTTGCTGCATTAGTAAATGCTAAAGCTGCACCCGTAGTTGCGTTTAATGCAACTTGTTGAAATCCAGCAATTGATTGTTGAAGAATAACTAAATTTGTATTTGTAATATCACCCCATAAACCAGCTTTTTCACCGGTAACCATTAACTCTAGTTTTAGGTCTGTTGAGTAACTTGATGCCATAATTTTAAATCCTTGTTGTTTTTAATTTATAAAATTTAAGCGGCCGTGTCAATAATATTCCAATTGACATTTGATCCGGTGTCGACAATCTGCCAAGACTGTACATTAATGCTTCCAGAAGCTATCGTCAACGCATTTCCTGTTGGATCTACTTCAGCTGAAGCACCTGATACGACACTATTTAAACTAATATTTAATCTTTGTCCAGTAACATTTACAGGTGTCAAAGCATCTAATATTGCAGTACCTTGAGCTATTTCTAAGCCAAAACCAGTTAATGATAAATTAGCGTCAGCAGTAATAGTTACATCTTCTAAAGAAACATTTAATTGTTGACCTACTAAAGCTGTATCTGGATCTACTTCAACATTTGCAGGAGCAAACATTTTTAATCCAATACCTGTAGTTGTGATGTCTACATCTGATCTAGTAGTTACACTTCCAAGAGAAGTATTTAACTGTTGACCAGTTACATCAGCAAAAGCCCAAAAACCTTCAGCTCCCCAAACTTCGGTACCCCAAGCATCTCTACCCCAACCTTGTTCGTTGTAAGCTGATACTGTACCAACACCAATATTTAATTGTTGACCTGTTACTTCTGCATCTGGTGCAGGATCTAATATTCCTAAATTTGTTGTTAATTCAATGCCTTGTGGGAAAGCATCTACAGTTATTACTTCTGTAACATTATTTAAACTAATATTTAATTGTTGACCTGATGCATTAATCTGTTGACCAATTGCAATTTCTGGAACATATGGACCGCCCCATTCTGTAGTTGTTGCATTCCATCCTAATTGACCCCAAGCTTCTTTTTGTCCTGAGTCAATAGTTAAACCAATACCTGTTAAAGTGACTACGTTTCCGCTTTCACCCCAATTCTCAACTCCCCAAAAATCTGAACCCCATCCTTGATTAGGATAAGCATCTACGGAATTTAAGGCAATAGAATTCTCAAACCCTGTAACGGAAACCGTTGCATTGTTTTGATCACCCCAGTTACCTGCGTTCCAACTAAGTTCGCCCCAAGCATTGGCCATAGGAAGTTACCTCCTACGCGTTACCAATTCTTAGAATCGCTGCTGAAGTTGTAAATGCTGGGAACTGAATTGTAAACGTTCCTGAAGTTGCTGTCTTGTCGCTTGTAAAATCTAATACTGCAACCGCCTTGTTTGACGATGAAGTATTATAAATTAAAGCACCTCTAGCTGTAATCGTCACACCAGTAAAAGACAAATTTGCAAAAGTAACCATTGCAACACCTGATGCAACTGACGTACTTGGATTTGGTTTTACTAATATTCCACCACCTGCAGAATACTGACCAGAAGCCGGAACTTCATTAGTCGATGTATAAGCTGTAGTAGCAGAGTTTAACGTTGCAGTAGAAGAGTACAAAGCAAGTTTAAAAGTGTCACCAGAAGTATATTGAAACTTGTGAGTTCCTTCTAGTAATTCTTTTTTAAAACTATTTGCAACCGCTTGTGTTATCGCCATATTTTACTCCTTATTGTGTTTTTGGAAGTCGAGGTGAACCACTTTGGTATTCATCTCTTCTTCGTCTTCCCATTTGCTCTACGGTGAATCCCTCAAGAGCTTGCTTATATTTTCCTTCGTAGAATTGGATCATATCAGCTGGTCCTTTTAAAAACCCGTAAGCCTCTACTAAACAAGCATACAAAAGTCCGTTGGGAAATTCCTTACTTAAGTATGTTTGTGTATTACTAACCGATAATCCATTTGGTTTCAAGATATAATTTATCTGCATATTATAATTTTGATCTGGGGTTGGAGCTATGACAATAGTGTCTTCGTCCCAATAACTATAGTATTTTGGTAATCCTTGTACTCCTGTTGGATTGTACTCAGATATGAAGTTCGTGTCTCTATATTCTAGAAACGAGCGACTAGAATTATTTGCACCACCTGTAGAATTAGTAATTTGAACTGACCTAATGATCAATGTTTCATCATTGATTAATGGTGTATTTACATATCTTTGACCTGCAATAATATCAGCTTGTGCATAAGATCTATTATTATCAGAATCTACATCTCTTAAAATCCTAAATTCTGCATCAGAAATAAATCCATTGATGATAGTTGAAGTAAATACAGTTACGTCAACCTCTGTGTAATCTCTTATTTTTGTAACTAGTTCTGCGTATGTCATATTATGGTGTTAATGTCACAGGTCCTGCTGTAACAGTCATTCCTCCAAATCTTCCTGATACAGTAGGTGTACTTCCTAAATTGAAAGTATAATTATCTGTACCTGTTACTGTTATACTAAAACCATTTGAATTTTCAAATAATGTATAAGATAATCCTCCTGGACTTCCATCAACATTTCTAAATGCAACAACATTTCCTGTTGTTCTTCCGTGTGATGGTTCATAAACATTAATAGTAGAACTACCAGAAGTTATAATAAAAGGTTCTGGTTGTAATAATGGGTCAGTTTGTGGTTCTGTTCTATCTGGTCTTGCCATTCTTAAACCTTGTGGATCTGCTGTATGTGGTTTTGGTTCTAATTGTGGATGTTTAGGTTCAAATTCAGAAATATGAACTTTAGCACCATTCCATTCAGTAACCATTTCTTTGTATGAAAATTCCATACCTGAACGGTCTGAAATAAATTTTGAAAATTTTCCTGAAGCAGTATTAGACACTTGGATAATACACCTTCGGACTTATATACGAGCTGCTAGAAGAGCCGTCTTCTTGTAGCGCTCTTTGAAGTTCATCTTCATACAATAATTTTAATTCTTGCGTTCTTTGTGGTGCAAATTTTTGAGACAAATAATAAGATAATCCAGAAACCATACAAGGTACGAATCTATAAGGTACATCCGTTGCATTTGTATAAACTCCAACATCTTGAATTCTTTTTACATAATAGTAATTAATAAAATTTCCTGCTTCTGTTGAACCAGGAGTTAAATATAAAGTTATAGTAACTTTATCTATGAATCTTTGA